GGATTCGAAGTTCAACGACGAGCAGGGGTTCAAGTACACCTACGTCTTCAAAGGCGAAAAGAAGGTCGATGGGAACCCGCATGAGCCGCTATCGGAGCGGGCAGAGAAAGACATCCAGTCCGAAATTGACCGGCAGTACGACCAGTTCGTAGCAACGGTCGCGCGGAATCGGAAAGCCGATCCCGACAAGATCATCGGCACGCAGGCCGCCGTGTGCTGGTCGGAGAACGCTATTCCGCTGCTGGCAGACGAGGTCGGAACGCTTGGCGATGCCATGAATGCGCTTCGTCAACTGCTCGGCGAGCCGGTCCAGAGCTCCACGGCGGCGATTGCCGCAAATTCAACAACCAAGGAGGTAACAGCAAGTATGCCTAACGAAACGCTCACAATCGCCGCCGAGGGTAAGAAGCCGGGCGACGGTGACGGCGACGAGAAGACCAACAACGAACCGAAGTACTGCCATGCATGCGGAACCAAGCTCCACGCGGACGCGACATTCTGTCATGCCTGCGGTACCAAGGCCGAGGGCGAGGCGTCCGGGAAGTTCTGCCACGCCTGCGGTGCCGAGTTGCGCAAAGGCGCGGAGTACTGTCACGCCTGCGGCGAGGGCGCAAAGAGCGACGCCAAGAAACCGGAAGGCATGGCTCCGCTTGCCGGCCTCGCTGCCGTGCCGCTGAAGATGCGTCCCGAAGGCGACATCGAAGCCATCGGCGCGTTGTGCAAGATGGCCGGTTGTCCCGACAAGACCGCGGAGTTTCTCACCAAGAAGAAGTCCAGCGGCCAGTACTTCAGCGTGGCGGACGTCAGCGAAGAGTTGACCGCCGCGCGCGTGATCGAAAGCGAGAGGAGCATGATTACATCGCACGTCAATCCCAACCAGGGCGCGGTGGGTTCGCTTCAAGAGATTGAAGCCCAGGCCACCAGCTACGCCCGCCAGAATCGCGGCAAAGAGACTCCCAATCTTTACGCCGAAAGCGGTACCACCAAGCTGACCAAAGAGCGCGCCTACGCCCTCATGCTCGAAGAGCATCCCGAGGTTTACGGCGCGTTCGTGGCGCAGCACAACGCGAAGGGCTTGATCGCCACGCTCGAACGGGCCGGCGTTCGGCTCGCCCGGTAGGGCGAAAGGAGACAGACATGGCATTCGAACAGACGTTACGTTCAGTCGGACTTCCGGCGGCGGCCGACCTCACGACAAACGGGACTGTGAATCCGCAGTTCTACTTCGTGACCGTCAACTCGTCCGGACAGATCAACTTCACGGGCGCTGGCGCCGTCGCCGATGGCGTGGTCCAGGACAAGCCCAACGCGCAGGGAGTGGAGGCCGAGGTCGCCATCCTGGGCATCACCAAACTGCTGACCGGCGCGGCGGTCAATGCCGGCGATCCGCTCATGGCCAACGCCAGCGGCCAGGCCATCACTGCGACCACCGGCAATTTCGTGCGGGCGCGCGCGCTGGCTGCCTCGGCGGGGGCTGGCGTGATCATCCCCGCGCTGCTTCTCGGCCCGTACAAGATGTAGCGATTCACAAACAAGGAGAAATCACATATGCCTCAGCCAACACTACAAGACGTTCACGTCAATCGACCGCTGACGAACATCTCCGTGGCCTACCTTCAGGAGGCTGCCGGAGTCGAATTCGTCGCGGACAAGGCCTTTCCGGCGGTGCCGGTCGAAAACAAAAGCGACCTCTACTACACCTACGCGCGGGCGGATTTCAACCGCGATGAGATGCAGAAGCGCGCGCTTTCCACCGAGTCCGCCGGCACGGGTTACAACCTGAATTCCACCGGCACGTACAACTGCGACGTGTGGTCGCTGCACAAGGACGTGGATGACCAGATCCGCTCCAACAGCGACTCGCCGCTCGCACCGGATCGCGACGCCACCATCTTCCTGACGCAGAAGGCGCTGATCCGCCGCGAGAACCAGTGGGTCTCCAGGTTCTTCGGCACCGGGATCTGGACCAACAACGTCAGCGGCCAGGCGACCGCGGACTCCACGCACGTCATCTATTGGGATGCCGCGAACTACCCGAACGGCAGCCCGATCACCGACATTCGCAATGCGAAGACCCAGATGCGGCTGTCGAGCGGCGGCTTCGCGCCCAACATCTTCGTGGTGAGCCGCCCGGTGTTCGACAAGCTCGTGGATCATCCCGACTTCATCGACCGCACCAAGTACGGCCAGACCGCGCCGAACCCGGCAGTGGCCACTCGCCAGATCATGGCCGAGATTCTCGAACTGGACGAGATCCTGGTCATTGACGCCGTGTACAACACGGCGGCGGAGGGCGCAACCGAATCCAACGCGTTCATAGGCGGCATGAGCGCGGCGCTGTTTTACCGCCCCAAGAATGCCGGCCTGATGACGCCCAGCGCCGGGTACGTGTTCAACTGGACGGGCCTGATCGGAACGACCGGGGGCGCCGGCGTCCGCATCAAGACGTTCCGCATGGAGCATCTGGCATCGGATCGAGTGGAGATCGACTCGGCATTCGATATGCGCCTGGTCTCTGCGGATCTCGGCTTCTACTTCAACAACGTGATCTCGGCGGTGTAGCCATGATGCTTCGTCGTGAATCATGGGCGCGGCTGACCAGGGGTCTGGTTCCGCCGCTGTACGTTCTGCGCCCGTTGCAGGGCTTTACGCCGTCTGACATCGGCGACGAGTACCCCGCGCCCGATGCCGCCAACAAGGTCCAGTTGACGCGCGCGCGGCAACTCTACGAGCAACGCAGGATCGGGACTCAGGCCGAGGCCGAGCGAACAATCTCCAAGCTTCCCAAGCAGGAACCGGCCAAGCCGGGAAAGGAAAAGAGGCATGGCAGTCAAAGTGGAAAAAACACCCGTTAACGCTCCGGAGTTTCAGAGCGCGGGTCCGCAGGCGAATTTCAAGGGCAGCTACCCATCGAAGCAAAAGTTGTTCTTGTCGGCAGTGCAGACCGGCACGGGCGCGCAGCAAAGCATCGCGCATGGTCTGGGGGCGGTGCCCGCTGGCGTGCTGGCATCCTGCGCGGACAACAGCGGGAGCACCAACGTTTTCACGGTCACAGAAGGTACGCACACCGCGACCAACGTGCTCATGACGGTGACCACGGGGGCCAAGTACAAGGTCCTGGCCTGGCTCTGATCGCGCAGCGGAGACGATCTGATGAAAGCAAAATCCTTCGGCAATATCCCGGTCCCGACACCCGGCACGCCCGTCCCCGTGTCCAGTGACCCGAATCTGCGGGTGGAGCGGATGCGCTTCGCCGCCGTGATCGGTCAGACAGGGCGCGTGTTTCTCGGCGTCTCCGGCATGAACAAGACGAACGGCACAGGCGTGATCAAGGAGTTCTGGCCCACCGGCTCTGGTGGCGGCGTCGCGGATTCGTTCGATATCTGGGCGGAAGATGCGCGCCATTTGCTGCTGCCATCGGATTACTACGTCGATGCCAACAACGCGGGCGAGGGACTGATCGTCGCCTACTGGACGTGAGATGGGTAACTGGCCCACCATCGAGGCGCTGGTAGACGGCGTCATGCTCCAAACCTTCGGCGAACCGGTGGTGTACCAACCGGTGCAGGCCGGCGCGGCCCAAGGCGACCCGTTCACGGTAACAGCCATCCGCCATCTTCGCCCACGCGAGGAGTCAGGCGCGGTGGCGAACTTCGAAGAGATCTCGGTCAATCCGTCCGACTTCTCGAATCCGCCGGCGAAGGGCGATTGGGTGACTGCCTGGGGGACGCAGTACGTGGTGACGACGGTACGGCAGCCGGATGCCTACGGCATGCTCAACCTGGCACTGCTGCAGCGCGCGAGTTAGCGGTTCCGTGTGATCAATCCGAACACAATACTTGGCGAGTGGGTCACCGCGCTCCAGTCCTGCCCGGACTTGGTGACTGCGGTCGGCGGCGACGGCAACAACATCCGCGCGTTCATGGAAGGGCTGGCTACCGACAACAATCTGCGGTTGGCCATCCTGCAAATGCCGCCTGGCTCGATTCTGGTTGCCTGGAACGGCACCACGCCGCGGCGTCTCACGGGCGGCGCACTGCACTTCGCGCACCGATTCTCGATCTACCTGCGCGCGCCGGAACAGAACTCCACAGCTACCTATGCTGATCTGTTCTGGCTGCTGGTGAGTGCAATACCAACTGGTGCTCCATCGTGGTCTTCGCTCTTGCATTTCCAGATCGACCCCAATTGTTACCCGATGGACATGGATCTTCCGTCCGCGCAGCGAAACACGGTGGTAGTGAGCGCCGACGGCGCGACGCTCGACTATTTCGAGGCGCAAGCAACGCTGGTGGAGCAAGGCAATCCCGGCGGGGAGTGAAGGAGAAGGTTATGGATTGGGTTTTCATGCAATCGCCCGAGGGCGAAGTGAAGGAAGTCGAAGCGACTGCCGCAGAGCTCACACCGCTCATGGTCGCCGGTTGGCGTCAGGTTCCCCCGCCAGCGGCCACTGGCCCAAAACCGGCAACTCCGGTTCAGGAGAAAAAGTAGCATGGCAAACATCAATGAACTGCTCAACGGTTGGGGATTCGGCAAGCAGACCGCCATCGGGACGGCGAATGCTTCCGCTGCTATCTGGCGTCACACGAACCTCAATACCAAGCCGTGGGCCAAGGTCCCGGTGAACGAGGACGACCGCGCTGAAATCGGCAAGGGCCATGAGTTCCCAACGCAGCTCTTCAAGTCGCATTACAACATGCCGACTTACGAGATCTCGAAGTACGCTTCGTCGGAAATTCTCGCGTGGGCGATGGCGTTCTCACTGGGCAACGTCACCGTGAGCGGCAGCGGCCCGTACACGTACACCATCATTCCGGCTCTGGGGGCGACGAACCCGACCGGCCTGGAGTTGCCGTACTTCTCGTTCGTGCAGCAGATCCGGCCCGGTGGCTCGGCGGTGCTGGACGAAATGCTAGTGGGCTGCGCCGTCAAGGGCTGGAAGCTGTCGATTAAGAACTCGCCGGGACGCGCCAGCGCGATGATCGCGGCGGAATGTGTGACTACCGGACAGTACACCTCGCCCAGCGGAATCACCCTGCCCGCCGTGTATTCACCGCATGAGTTCAATGCCGGAATGATCACCGCGCTGACCTTCAACGGCATCAACTACCTGTCCGGCAGCAGCGCGAAGGACTTCGTGTCCATGGAAGCGTCCTGGGAGAACAACTTCCGGCCCGGCTTCTTCCCTGGCTCGGGGGCGCAGGACGGCTATCAGATCCAGGGGCGTTTCGAGTGGGGCGACCGCGTCTTCGCAGTGCAGTTCGTGGTGCGCGTCGAGGCCGGATCGGCCGAGTATTCGAACCTGATCAATCTGACCACCGGGACCGCCACGTTCACCGTGACCCGCGACGTCAACAATTCGTTCACGATGCTCATTCAGAAGATGGGCTTCAACGTCGCGGAACTCAGCAACACTGACGGAATCGTGACGCTCCAGATCACCGGCGTCCAGCTTTACGACCCCACCAACGGGATGGTGACGATGACCGTCATGACGCCGCAAACGAGTATCTGCCAATAGGAGGCTTGAATGGAAACTGAAAAGAAAGCGGGTTTCGATGCGTCGAAGCCGTTCGTAGTGCCGATCCTTTCGGGCGGCGAGAAGAGTTGCGAGGTGCGGTTCCCTTCAGATGAGGAGTGGTGCGCGTGGGCGCGTGCGCAGCGCACGGTCCGGCATTTTCTCGGACGCGGGAAGTCGCAGAGCGAGGACGTGGACCTGCCGAAGATCAACGCCGAACTGTTCCTCAAGATCCGCACGGACAAGGATGGCCCCGAGTTCGACGACGCCGAGGCCGGCATGGTGATCGGCCGCATCGAACGGTGCGCCGTGGCCAGCGTCGAACGCGAGGGCATCAACTACCGGATCGAGATGAAAGTTCCAGGCGCACGTGTCGTTCACGTGCTGCGGATGCCGACCGCCAAAGAGATGCAGGACCACGAGCGGGCTTCCACCAGCGTCGTCGCCGCGCGCCGGTCCGTCGAGACGCGGGCCTTCCTGGAGCCGAGCGGCGCGCTGTATGACAAGCTGCACATCTCCCACGATGGCTATGCCGGCACTGTGCCCATCGTACACAAGTCGGCCGCGGTGTCCGAAGTGATTGCGCAACTGGCAATCGAAGCTGACGAAGACCCGGAATAGCCGCGCCCGGCGACTGGCCGGAAGAGCCGGGCGTGCGATTCCTGATCCGGTCGGTGTTGCACCAGGGCGGGCTGTGCGGAACTGAGGAGGAGTGCCCCGACCGCGTCTTCCGCTGCCGGAAGTGCGGGTATTCGGCGCAGGCGGAATTGAATGCTTGCCCCGCGTGCCAGGCGGATTGGAAAGCCATCGATGTCAGCCACGGACCGTGCTGCCCGAAAAATCGGCTCGACGAGGCGATGGACACTCCGAACGGTACTCTGGTGCGGCGTTGCTTCCGCATCCTGAACGCGAAGAGCATCGGGCTGACGATCACGCTGGCCGACATCACCGAGGAGGAGTTCCGGGTGCTGGAGTTGATAGATGCGGAGCGGCAGGAGCCGATCAAGACAGGGCACGGTGGCGTTCAGATCCCTTAGCAATACACCCGTGTCCAGGTTGCCATATTAGCGAACAACGGCCTTTGCCGCATTGGGCCCCGTCAGCGGAGATTCTCCTTTAGAAACTCGCTCCAAGAAACGAACCGATGATCGTAAAAACGCTGTGCCGCGTCGTCTGCGTCCCGTATGGCATCCTTCATCTGCAACTGGTCCTGAGTAAGTCGCCCCAGTCTCCAATGTGATTTCGATCGGTTGTAGTATGCTTCCGCCGCGTACTGTGGATCTGCATGACCGGTGGCGCGCGCGAAGCTCTTGATGGATTCACGAAGGAGATCTTCGGCTTTCTCCTGATCGGTCTCCATTAGATCAACCCCATATTCTCTTTGGGCAAAACCCAGTCGTTGCCAGCCCGAATGGTAGTGGGGTCGTTGCTCCGTTTCCTTCTTGAAGAATTCGATGGCTGGCTCAAAGTTGCGCTCTTTGACTGCGGCAAACGCATCGTCCCGATTTGTGACATCCTTCTTCTTGGGAGCGGGGGGCTGGGGCGGAAGGGTTTCCTTCTGCTGCGCTTCGTGACCAACTGCAGCCGGTTGCTCGTCATCGTCCGTGTGCTTCGGGTAGTCGCTCTCGGCAGGTCGGGGCAGAAGTTTCAGAAGATCAGGATCGGATAGGCTGTAGACTGCGTTGGCTTCAGCGAGAAAGCGAATGTATTCCCATGAGCCAGCCTCGTTTTTGAGCCTGCTCAGCATGTACGGGCGCATCATCCTGTCGAGGAAGACAAAGGGTCTCGCATGCCAGGTCTCCAACTCGGCTTGTTTACCCCAGGCGAATGTTTCATGTTCGGGATTTGTCCAGTTTTCAGGGGTCTTGTAATGTCCGGAGCCGCGAAGTACGGATCCTTTCAGTGCAAAGCAGCCCGACAGCGGTGATTCGTCGTTTGCGGCGGTCGGGGGAATCTCAAATATCTTGAAAATACATGCTTCAAGTTCGCGGTAGATGTCTTGCACCTGATCGTAGGGGAACGGGACGTGCGCAAAGCGATTTCGGAATGTGTTGACCGCTTGGATGACTTCTCTCACGCTCACTTTCCCGGCTGTAACGCTCGGGGGAACATCGCAGGCGCGAGCCCACGCCCTAGCAAGAGGAGACAGGTCAACTGAGTGAGTTTCTTGGTTATTTGATGGCCCGACAAGAAACGTCTGGAGGCCCGTTAGAAACTTGCTGCCATCAATGGAAAAGGTAGCGATGTGCTGCAGGATCTCGATCCATTTGTCAATCGATCCGTCGAGAGCCCCAAGGCTCTTTTCGAGGGCGCCCTCAGTACTGTTCCAGGTAACCCCATAACAGCGCTCGCGCAGCTTTAGATAGTCTGGTGCCCCACCAATATCCCGGATGCGTGTGATCGCTGCCGACGCCAAGGTGATCGCGACGCATTCGCAAATATGAATGAGCCTCCAGATCAGTTCGTAGTGGTCGGCGCTGGAAGACCGTCGTCTTTGGTACACATCGATCGCGGCATGGACAGATGGCCAAAGCATCTGCTGCCGGAGCGCTCGAAAAATGAATTCCTCTTGAGGCATGGAGGCTTTGTTCAATATGCATCATTTTCCTGCCTCCATTCAACTCCCCGCAGGGTATCCGTGTGAAAAATATGCATTTCCACACCGTCATCAAGAGTGCTCGCTTCGTCTATTCGCCCTACACCGCCACCGAGATGCAGGGCTTCGCGCAGGTGCTGGCCGATTCGATCCGGGCCCGCATCCAACACGGCCAGAACATCTACGACCAGGCGGCTGCGCCCCTGAAACCGGGACTGCCAGGCCGGCGCGGTTACCCCGACTACAAGGCGGCGCGTGGTCTCCAGCCGATCCGCGATTGGACCTGGAGCGGCCACACGCTGCGGTGCCTCAAGGTCCTGACCGCGAATGAGAACCGCGCGGCTATTGGGTTCCTCGACGAGACCCTGCCTGGCCGGCGGCTGACCGCTTCGCAGATCGCCGCCTTCAATAACCGGCGCGAGGCGCAGTGGGGCGTCTCGCCGCGCGACCGCCAGGCCGTGCTCGCCGCATTTCAGGCTCGTCCCTTCGTGATGCTCAAGGCAGCGTAAATGGCAGACCAAGCGGAACGCGTAATCCTCGAAGCCGAGGACCAGGTCACCCCAATAACGGACAAGGCCAACGCCGCCCTCGACGGCTTCGAGAAGAAAGCGGAATCATCGCACGGCAAGGTCATCCGGATTTCGGATCAGACCCGGTCCTCGGTCCAGCGGCTCATCGCGTCCCTCGAAAAGCAGGCCGAGACCTACGGTAAGAGCGGCGTGGACCGGCTGATCACCCAGCGGGACCAGCTCCTACAGCGATACAACCGCGAGCCGCAGGCCATTGACGCGATCACCAGATCCTACGAAAAGATGATCGCCATGGAGGAGAAGGCCGCGCGTGAAGCTCTCGCGGTCAAAGCGGCCAAGGAAGCCGAAGAAGCATTGCGGAAGCAGTCCGAAGCCATCACTTCGTTCGGCGACCGGGTCAGCCAGTTCATGGAGAATCCGCTCCAAGGGGCGAAGGGCGCACTCTCGTCGGTGCTTTCCGCTCTTGGTCCGTTTGGCATTGCTGTCACTGCCGGCGCTGCGGTACTTGGCACGATTGCGGCGTCCGCATTCGAGGCGGCAAAGAGCTTGGGGGAATATGGCACTCGCGTGAAGGACGCGGAACTGCGCACCGGTTTGGCCGCGAAGGAAGTCGGGCAGTTCGGCTTCGCGGCGCGCGCGGTCGGGCAGGACATCTCGATTGTCGAGCGCCTCATGCGCGGTCTCTCCCAGGCAGCCGACGACAATTCCCAGGAGGGCGAGAAGGTGCGGACCACCCTGCGCGGTATGGGCATCGATCTGCGCACCGCCACCGGAGAGATGAAACCCACGTCTGAGATTCTGGTTGAGATCTCCGAGGGTTTGAACAAGCTGCCGGAAGGGCTTCAGCGGGACGCGGCCGCCATGGACCTGTTCAAGCGCGTGGGCGTGGAGGCGATTCCGTTCATGACGGAACTCAACGAGAATCTGCGCGTGGCTCACGAGCAGGGCTTCGGGCCGACCGAGGAGGACATTCGCCGCTTTACCGAATACCAGCGCGAAGTGACCGTGCTCGAAACCAAGTGGGACGCGCTGGTCCGCAAGTTCAAAGAAGGACTGGTCGTCACCGTAACCTGGGTAGGGAAGGGCGTCGATTGGTTCCTCAACAACATCTCGACTGCCGGCGATGATGAACGGCAGCGCCGCGAAGAGGAACAGGCGATGCAGGATGCCGCCGACATTCGGGCGGCGGGCGGCATCGGGGCGAAGATGTCGATCTCCGGTCATCGCCAGGAAGTGGCTGAAATGGAGCGACAGGCGCCCGAGATCATGAAGAACCGCGATGCCACCTTGAAGCGCATCAAGGATTTACGCGCCCAACAGCAAGGCCTGGTCGGTGACTTCGGCATTCTGCAGGCCATCGCTCCCACGCGCGACGAGGAGGCCCGAGCGAAGCGCGCGAGCGATATCCAGGCCCAGATCCAGCAGTTGCAGAAGATGCTGGAGGGTGCCGAAGCGGCCACCAAGCGGACGGACATGCGTTCAGGCAAAGAAGAGACGGATCCGGCTTCGCGCCCGGTTCTTTGGCACGCACGAGGGCATGGAGAGGGCCTACGCCGACGCCAAGAAGGATGTCGAGCGGCTGCAGAAGCAACTGCTTGAACCGGACAAGCCGTTGACGAAGGCCCAGGCACAGGATCTGGGGCAACAACTCCATACCGCAGAAGCTACCGAAGCGCGCCGTAAAGCCGCACTGGATGCGGTCGCGAAGGGCGCGGAGCAGCTCAAGGATTTCCGCCGCCAGGCGGCCGAATTCGAGAAGAGTGAAGCCGAACTCGACGCAATCGGCAAGATCTACTTTCAGCGGGACCAGCTTCTGAAACAGGCAGCGCAAGTGAAGGCATCGGAATCGGAGATTGCGGCGATCCGCAAGGCGGCCGACGAGCAGGCAGCCGTCATATCGAAGAAGGCATGGGAGGAGTTCGAAAAGTACGCCGACAAGCAAGCCACCGAGCAGCAGAAGAAAATGCTCGCACTCATGATGCCGAGCAAAGAGCAGATGAAGGAGTGGGAGGAAGGCTTCGCCGCGCAGGAACGGATCGAGGACATAGGAGTCCAGGAGCAGCGCGATGAATTGCGGCGGCGCGCCGCGCGATCCGCGCGCATGGCGGAACTGACTGCCGGCCAGGAGACGCCGATGGCAATGTCCGAGGCCGAAAAGCGGGAGATGGCGGCGCGAAAGGAAGAGGCAGCAGCGCAGGAAGCCTACCGGATCAGACTCGATCTGGCCGTCCAGTTGGCGGGCATCGAAGCGGAGCGGATATCGAAGGAAGAGAACGCGGCCAAGCGCTCCGTTCTGGCGGCGCAGGCCCAGAAGGATCTGTTCACGGAAATCGCCCAAGCGCAGGATCAGCTCGAGGAAAAGGAGGCGCAGATCCAGCAGAAACGCCAGCAGGAGATCCAGTCGCAGTTCGACAACCTGCAGAAACAGGCCGAGAAGCTGTTCGACGTTCTGTTCACGAAGCCTAAGAACTTCGGCAAGGACTTGGTGAACACGATCCACTCCGCGGTGCTCAAACCGGTGACCGAGACGCTGGGCGGCATGGCGGCGAACGCTCTGCATCCGATCATCTATGGCGCGGACGGGCAGGGCGGGCTCGCGGGCATTTTCAAGGGATCGGTCGGCGGTAAGCAGGACCCGGTGCGCGTGTCCACCGACCAGAACACCACAGCGACCATGCAGAACAACGCGGTGATGGCGGCGCTCACGGCTGTCCTGGCAGCAGGCTTGGGAGTAGCGGCCCCATCCCTACAGAGTCGCGCCGGCGGCGCAGCGGGCGTTTTGGGCATTTCCATTCCATCGATCTCGGCGCCGGCCAAGATCAGCGCACCTATGGGAGCGGGCGGCTACTCCCCCGCTCCTTGGAGTTCCAGCGGCACTGGATTCAACCCGATGGCAATGCTGCTCAGCGGCGGCACGCGTAGCGGCTCCGGAGCGGCTGGCGGGGGCACTGGGTTCAGCGGGACGGGTGACTCTTCGCCGGGCGCGGCCACCGGCGGTTATACTCCCGCTCCTTGGGCTACTGGCGGCGGGGATTGGTCCGGTGCCTCGGCGGGAACGGCGACGTTGAACCGGGCGCCAGCCGGGACGGGCGGATTCGATCCGCTGGCGCTGTTGTTTGGCGGGGCGCGCGGCAGCGCGGCTGGCGCGAACGGGCCGAGCGGTCTGTCGGGAATCGTCAGCAACCTCAAGAGCACGAACTGGGGGAGCTTCAAACGGAGCCCGTCCAGTCCGATCTACGGCACGGATGAGAACGGCAACGATGTCCAGACCGGAGATTCCGGCGGCAAGATCACGGGCGTCGGTGGCGTGGCCGGGGCTGCGCTTGGTGCTGGCGGCATGATGCTCGCCAGCGCTGGCTTGCTGGGGAACAACCGCGGCACGTGGGGCGGCATCGCCGAGGGCACTGCGGGCGGAGCAATGATCGGAATGCAGATGGGCGGACCGCTGGGGGCGGCGATTGGCGCTGCTGCTGGCTTTGCTATCGGCGGGATGGAGATGTTGCTCGGTATTGTGTCGCCGGCGCAGAAGGCGCACGACGACATCAAGTCGATCTATAACGTGAGCATCCCGGCCAACAGCGGGACGATCAAACAGGTCGTGCAGATCGCGCAGTCGCAGTTCGGCGGGGATATTGCGGTGGCCGTGCGGTCACCGAGCGTGCGTCAACTCGTGATGCTGTACTCGGAAGCCACTGGCCAGAAGATGCCCCTGTCGGCCACGACGCCCTATGCCGGGAGCTTGGTCGAGCAGGGCGGCAAGCTCTATCAACAAGCCAGCTACCAGGATGGCCAGGCTCACGTCTACGCATCGAACATCCCAACGCTCGGCGGGATCGCAGCGGGGACGTATCCGACGCCGGGCAACCCAAACACGGCAGGTGGCACCGGCGCGACGTACCTGTCGCTGAGCATCAGTGGCAATGACGCGGCGAATTTCATGACCGGCCAGTTTGTTACACCCCAGTTCGTGACCGACCAGGCGATGGCGGCGCAGTATTCGAGTTACGGCCGCACGCAGCAATCGGCCAACATGCAGCTACCTGGATTGACGGTGGCGTGATCCTGTGCCAGGCAACCTCACACAAGTCGAGCCCAACGGGGTGATGCCGGCATCGCTGTGCACCGCTTTCACGGAGTCGCGGGAATACGCTCAACTCCAGAACCAGTATCATGACGGTACGATCCAGCGGGCGCAACTTGCGCAGACCTCGCGCCGGACGTTCCGGCTCAGCAAACGCTTGAGCGCGTCGGTGCTCTCGGCGCTGTACTGCTTTTGGGTCTCGCAGAATGCCGGGCTGACCCCGTTCGCCTTCTACAATCCGTTTGACGTGGCGTCGGGCCAGCAGATCGGCAGCAACTACGATCCCACCGGCAACAATACGCAAGGCCGCGTGACGGTGATTTTTCGCGGCAACTGGGCGCAGGCTACCGATGTCGCGCGGACAAACGTGCAAGGACTGGATTTGGTGGAGGTGGCGTAGCTTCGACTCGCTAATCAAGACGGCGAATCAAAAGCGTTCGCTGCGGTCGAAAAGCCGCACGCCAGCCTGTTTTTCGAAGGCCCGAGCGAGCAGCCAAGCGCGATCACTGAGAAAATTCCTGAAACCGCGATTGATGCTGCGATCCCATATGCCCCGACCCTTCTTAGACGGAATAAGGTGACTGCGCAACGCTAAGGTTTGAGCTCGTTTGCTCTTGGGAATGTCATCAAAGTAGCTCCTTGGCACCCGCTGACCAACGCTCCTATTGTCGCGGGCAACCAAGTAACAGATATTCAAGATGCTGTTAAACCTGTCCGGGCCGATGCCGTAGCGGGTCAGGAGCGCACGGGGAAAGATGTGATGTTTGTCGCTGCTATTTCGCCGACTCGAGGTTTCCCCAAGCGGAATTAGGGAGCCGTCATCCAAGTAGCGCGGTCCGGCGAGCCGTAGTAGGCAAAAGAACGCGTTGCTAACCGGTCCAGGCCGACCATACTCCGTACTACGAAGGGAGTGAATCCGAACTTTGACGCCAAACGAAGCGTGGGAATTGGGATTGGTAGCCAGCCTTTTCACGAAAGATGCATCGGCGGTCAGGTTCGGACGATATCCACGTCCCGTGTACCGCGCTCCAACGCCTGTCGCCCAAAACCACTGAGTCAATCGTCGCTTTGCGGACCGCGATGGCCTGACGTTGCCGTTATGGAAGAAGAACAAAGAAAGGATCATCATCATCGGCTCAGACGGCAGGAACTCAAAATTGGGAACGCCGAGTTCATACACAGCATAGTCGGCGGCTGAGGTGATGGCCTCTCGTAGTCGGGGGAAGACTCGCTCGAAACGCACTCGTTCGTGTTCGTCGATTTCAAGCTTGGATATGAATCCCTCTATAGCGCGCTCGCCCAAGTCGCGACTGCCGAGCGCAAGGGCGAACGTTTGAAGAATGGTCGTTCTGGAGATTTGATCGAACCCATGCTTGAGGCGATCCTGTACGTCGCGGACCAAACCACGCATATCAAATCTTGATGCCCGTGCGAAAGCTCGGTCTGCAGTGCCGATGCGCATCCCCAATGAGTTGATTCGGATAAAGGTCTCGCGGACTTCGTTGCGGTCCTTTGTTTCGCAAAATTCGAGCAGCGCCTCGTACCCGAGCACTTGCCGGCGGCAATCCTCAAGCCGTTTCATTGCGCGAACGCCGTGGCCACTTGCGCGCCGCCGCCATGTACTGGACAGTAGGTCAACGACCGGCACGAGCGTCTCACCTTGGTCGCGACTAAGGTGCTCGCGATAGATGAATAGTCCGTCGCCTTCGGAAGCGTACGGGTTGAAGAAAACGTTGCTGAACTTGAGGGCCTTTCCCTCCTCGTTGACGACCGATCCGCCTTCGCCTCGCAGCAAGTGCCACAGAACCGAGAGCCGTTGCTGCCCGTCAATCAGGAAGTAGATATCCCGATTTTTCGGATTGAAGTGCGGAAGGATGTGGTAGTGCTTCCGGAGTTGGTTCTCATTGCGGCGGTCGGTCTTCCAAATGAGAATCGTCCCGATTGGGTAGTTGTGGTAGATGCTGTCGAGGAGGTCACAAGCCTTGCGGGCGTTCCAGACGAATTCCCGCTGCAATTCCGGCACCGCGAAGATGCCGCGCTCGATGAGGCCGTGAAGCTTCCTCAGCGTGACGGTTTTTACGTAGATGTCGTCCATGGTTACCTGGCTTTGACAGGGTTTCCCGTAAAGAGACGGAAACGATATTCTAACTGTACGCCAAGCGGAATGTCCGGCCGCCCTCCTGCTGAACACGTTTAATCCTCCGAGCGCTCCTGACGGTTGCACGTACTTCTCTACACGCCATGCCCGACACCATCGGCCGCATCACTGTCCCCACGGTGATCAACTCCGGCCAGACATTCCCGCTCACCACGCAGTACCCGTTCGGCTTCTCCGTCGAACGCCCGGTGATCGTGCATCGCTTCGGCAGCCTCGACGCCAAGCAAGAGCAGCGTTACTACGTCGGGATCGGCCCTCGCAAGTTTCAGTTCAAGCACCAGAACCTGAACTGGGCCGAAACGAACCAGCTCAAGGCGTTCTGGGAAGCCATGCAAGGGCCGTGGAAAGCGTTCACCTACAACGTCCCCAACCCCGGCGGCACGACCACCGGCGTGCTGGTGACCTTCGAGCAGACGCCGATCTCGTTTGAATACCTGCGGAACGCGGTGCAGATGGGACTGAACCTCATCGAGGTCGTAGATCCCACACAAGCCCCTGCGTACACGGTCAACTCCACCTGCCTGCGGTTCCCCTCCAACGCCCTGTCTACCGCGCTGCTTTCCGAAGTTCAGCAGATCATCCCCTTGGTCCACATCCGTGTGCGCGAATCCGCTGTCCCCGACATCTATGTCTCCGACCGGCGCGTTACGGTGGGCGGCCAGCTATACCTGCCCCGATTGATCGGCATCGGTGAGCCTGGCTCAGACGTCCTGATTTCGCAGGACATCAAAGGCACCTCCGATAACGTCCGCTTCACGTTCGGCAACGGCGACCGCGTGATGACGCAACTCGCCAACGACACCGACCTGAAGTATGCCGAGATCGACCTGTGCCTTTTCCACGTCAACTCCGGGATTCTGCTGCAGCTTTGGAAAGGCGTGATCCAGAACTTCACGAGCGACGGGACGCCGATCTTCCCGGTCACGTGCTCGGACGGGTTCTTCCAGATCATGAACCAGTACCCGGAGCGGCAGGTCAGCCGTCAGTGCTGGAAGACCTACAACGACGGCGTGAACTGCCCGTGGGCCAGCAAGGGGCGCAGTGCCTCGGCGGTGACGGCTGCCGGCGGCGATCCAACAAGCTGCGACTATTACCTCGAATCGGCGAACGGTTGCCAGGTGCATGGCATGTCTCCCTATTTCGGCGGGCAGCAGGCCGACCCGCAGGGCGTCGTCATCAAGGATGACTCCACCGGCTTCCTCGGCTTCGGCCGCAACACCGTCACAGCGACTTCGATCATCTCGGATACGGTCTGGGGCCTCGCGCTGCCGGAGTTCTGGTGCAACTCGGGCGGCAATCCGCTTTACGCGTTCATGGCCGCCGCGATGATGGTGGATTACCGCGATGAATCGGGCTACGCCGACTCGCTCGGTATTTTAAGCGCCGGACCTCTCGGTGGATTCACCCCTTCGGCTGTCGTTACGAACGCGGATGGTTACAAATACGTGGTGGCTCCGATGGTCGATGGCTACCTCTGGCAAGGATTGGCGGTCAACGGCAACCTGAACATCACGAAATACCAGCCGGGCATGGGGCTGCGCTACGTAACCGGCAGCGACCCGGCGAACCCGAGCAGCGACTACTTCTCGCTCGGCCAGGGGTCGCCGCAAGTCTGGGAGCCGAATGTCTACGCGGCGGGCACTGCGGCGTGCGAGATTCGCATCGTCAAGTCCACCACGATTCAACCGAGCACCCCGGACCAGCACCAGATGACCGTCCCCATCGACTACGGGATGTGGGGCTGGACCTGGGACCAGAACGGCAACCGCACCGGCGTCAAGGGACTGATCAATCCATTTTGGATTGCAGTCAACATGCTGCTGCGCGCGATGGATTTGTATGGCGATCCCTCCACGGGATCGAATCCCGCCGGCGGAAGCGGTCCCACTTCGTTTGCGCAACTCGCCACGTTCGTGCTGCCGTCGCTGATAGTAGGCGACGGAAGTGGCGCGGCAGAGATCGCCGCGGCGCAGGTCACTCCGATCCTGGGCGTCACGTCGCCAATCGTGAACTATGCTCTCACGACGGCTGGGGAGGCGCTCACCGCTCCGCAGATCAATCTCAACCCCGACGGCAGTTACTCGTTTTCGTACTGGACTAGCCCGCCCCCACCTCCTCCGGAGGGAACGGGAGTGCAGACCACCATGTCGATTGCGCAGGCGCTCTCGCTTGGGTATGTCACGGAGACCAGCGTCCAGGGCACCGAAACCCAGTTCCAATTTCAGGGCGTCATCAGCAGCCAGAAGCCGTTCCGCGACTGGCTCACCGAGGTGCTCAACTGCTGCCTGGGCTTCTACACGTGGGAGTTCGGAAAGCTGAAGGTCGGTTGCCGGATCAACGCCAGCGCGGTGGATGCGTACACGCTCGCGAACTCTCTGTTTCAAACTCTGCGGCTGACGCCGATCCAAGCTGGTTTCGAACACCTGGTGCTTTCATTCGCCGACGTTGCTTATCAGTACCAGGCGAACACGGCTGAGTATTGCGACAAAAGCCACGCGGCTTACTACGGCCGCGCCGGATCTCCGCTGACGAGTCAGATGCACTCGGTGGGCTGTTCGTCACTCAGCCAGGCGCTGCGGATAGCAGCCACACGGACGCGCGAAGAAGTCGGCGGCGTGACTCCGGCGGAATGGCGCGACGCGCGAACGGCGGCATGGCAGACGACGCTGCTCGGACTTGGTAACGAGGTCGGGCAAGTCGTCTCGATGACCCACCCGGATATTCCCGGCCTCCATGGCACCTGCAACGTCTCTGGCAGCACTGCAACTTGGGTAAGCGGCGATCCGTGGACCTATGCCGGAACTGCGGCCGGGAATTCGGAATTGGTCAACAAGGAAATCGTGATCGGCGGCGCGCAGGTGACGATCACCGCCGTCGGCAGCGACGGTTCCACGATCACCACGTCGCCAGCGCCTCCATCCGGGAGCGGCCATTCGTTCCAGGTCATCACGATGTGCTTCCGCATTCAGCGATGGAGCCTGAAGAAGGACTGGTCGGTGCAGATCGAGGGGCAGACCGTCACCGACTCGATGTACGACCTGGACGTTGGCCCGAAGCCGATGGACGTGGTGCCCGCGCCCCTGCCGGCCCTGTATTATGCGATCCCGCTCGGCCCCGCGTGGGCACCGTACCAGGTGCAGGCGGCGGCGAATGATGCGCTGTTTCCGGGCGAGTGGACCTTCGATACCGACCAGTCCTACGCACAGATGGCCGACGGCAGCATGCTCGCGAACCTGGTGGTGACCGGGAAGCTGCCGGTGAACGAGTTCAGCGCCACCGGCGCGGGTGCGCCCGGAATCGGATCGATCTCGCAGTCCGCGACGGGCGGATCGTTGCCAGCCAACGCGACGCTACGCGTGGCTATCTGCGCGATGGATTCAAGCGGGCTTCCTTCGGCCCCGTCGAATATCGCCATCATCGGAACTTCAACCTCTGGAACGGACACGTTCACATTGGAAGGCATAACCTGGCCGGCGGTCGCGGGTCTCGTTTCTTACGTGCTATTCGTCGCGACGCAGGACGATCTGATCTGCGCGCAGGCCACCGGAACGTTGACGGCGGGCGAGAACAACACCTACACGCCCGGCTCAATCACGTTCGCCGGGCCGTTGGTGCGCTCGACATGGGCACTGCCGTCGCCGTACGTCAGCAAGATCCGGGTAAAAGCGAAGCACCTCAGACACAGCGGAATTATCGGAGATTCTGTTTGGAGTGTTGCTCCCGGCCAACTTGTGGTGGGATCGTTTCAAGAACCGCCGCCATCCACGAACCCGACATGGACGCCGGTTGGCCGCTTCATTTCGGTCATCGGCAGGCCGGAAGGCGCAGCGCCGTTCTTCAGCGGGAAGGTCACCTCATGGGATCAGGCCACCGGCACCATTGGTGTTACTCCTGACCCCAACGGAATTGTGCAAGCGGGCGACTGCATTGCACTGCGTTTCAATGCGGACGCCTCGAACGCCAGCAACCCGACCTCGATCACGGATTCCGGTTGGCAAAGCCCGGTCTATCCCAACGGCATGACGTCTGGCGCGGAGGTCGGCAACCTCGTTCGCGTGATTCAGGGCACGTCGCGCGGCACGCCGCCGCGGAAGATCGTCGCGAATACGGCGACCAGCATCACGTGGGACCTTCCGATGGTGATCAATCCGGGCGATGTCTGGATTATCGAGGAGCCGACCTGGCCCTATTCCTGCGACACGACCTCGTTCGATAACGGCAACCCGCTGGCGGTGACCACGATCAACATGCCCACCGGCAATTTCGTGGACCAGACACTCCTGATCGCCGGCTTCACGGTGGACGTCAACGGCAATGAGTCTCCGGACGGCGACCAGCCGATGCGCGAGGACTGGATCTTCGGCGCGGAGGGACTCTCCAAGGTCGCCGGCCTGGTTTTCCAGATGCAGGG